TCGCGGCGCAGCTCAACGCCAGCCTAGCGCGATTGCAGGGATTTGCATCCGGAACCGATTGAGCGTGTTGATAGCGAAGTAGCCGAAGCGTTGTCGATGGCAGCTGATCCTGCTATAACTACGCACCGAGAGGGTAGCAAGTCCCGCAGGCGAATGATAAACGCAGGAGCGCTTTTACTATGGCGACAGGAACCGGCGGCACGAACGCCAACAATTCGCTGACGTCGCTCCAGTTCACGGGGGCCATGGCGACGGCCGATATCGCCACGATCGCGGAAGCTATTTATGACGATCGGCAGAACGTGTACCCGAACAATCCGACTTCGGCGCTCAACACGATCGTGGCGGCGGCTATCCCGTATCCCGGCGCTTTCGCGCAGACTGGCCTGCTGTATATTCCCAACCGAGGCATTCTTAAGTGTCAGCCCGGCGACTACGTGATGGTTGACACGGTGTCGGGCTGGCCTATCCTCGTTTCCAGGACCGCCATAGGCATCGGCGGAACGGTGTGGACATCGTGACATGAAAAAAGGACAGCTTCCGATTGATATCCCGGCCGATCTGAATTTGCTTGACGAAGAGGACCGTCGCAAACTTACGGCCGAGGCCAAGGCGATGATCCTGAAGGAAATGCAGCAGGACGCTCGCGACAAGTATTTCGAACAGGAGACGAAGCGGCTGCGCCGGGAGCATGTGCCGTCGCAGCAATTCATCCGCATCACCATTAACAGCGCCGAATATGTGCCGTGCTTCATGCTTGATGGCGATCGGTACTATAACGGCTACACATACGACGTGCCGCGCAATGTGGCGGCCGTGCTCATGGAGCAGATGCAGCGGTCATGGCAGCACCAGGAAGAGATCAACGGGCGGTCCAGGTACAATGCGTACCGTTTGCCCTTGAATCGAACGATCGGCTTGCAGCATCAGGGCGTGGTTACGCCGGGTTTTGCAGGATCGAGTGTCGTGGACGCGGATAGCGTGCATATTTGAGGGGGCCGTAGTGAACGATCTGGCGGTTTCGATCGAAGAGGCGTTGGCTACAGGAAATGAGGTTGGCGCCGGGGTTACGCTCGTGTCCAAGATCGGGGATCGGACGTTGCAGTTCAGTACGGCGCTGCCGCGCGACGCTTCTCTAGGTCATTTTAACGCGCTGGTCGACAAGCTGTCGTCGGTGTGCGAGCGGCAGGAAGCTAAGATACTGCTGCACGATATCGAGCGATCGATACTCGTTGACGAAGACCAGATGATGCTTGCACAGGAAGAGATACCGGAGATCGAGGTACGCGCGGAGGCGGCTTGGCTGAAGGCGGGCAAGAAGGGTAAATTTTCGCTCAACGACAATGAAAAAGCGCGCCAGCAGATGCTGGCCAACAATCTTCACAAGCTGAAGGGCGACATCGCCAAAAAGAAGATCGCGGTAACAGAGCTGCGGGAGAAAATAGCGAAGGACACCTGATGGCTCTCCAGGCGCAGCAGATAGTGGCATTAGCTTGCCAGATTGCAAAGGGGCCTGGATTTACGTCACAGGCGGGGCAATTCCTCAACTCGGCTCTGCAAGATTTATGTCAGGATTACGATCTTGACGCCGCGCTAGGGCTGTACACCGGCACTTTCAATTCGGGAATCGGTCAGGGGGCGGGTCCGTACACGCTGCCAGCAGACTATCTGCGCACGCAGGTCAAGGACGGCAAGGACGAATTCTTTTACACCATCCAAGGCGTTCCGTACCCGATGATACAGGTCACGCACGCTGAATATGATTGGCTGGTGCAGACGCCGGGGTTTCAGTCATATCCGTACTACTATACGACGGACCTTTCTGTTATCCCTGCTGTTTTCAATGTGTGGCCTCCTGCCAGCGGGGCGTACCCGTTCACGATGCGGTACTATAGGCTGATGCCGGACATCGTGACGCCCGAGACGTCCACTGTGGTGCCGTGGTTTTTGAACAGCCAGATACTTATCCGAACGGTCGCCGGAATGCTGATGACGTTGACCGGCGACGAGCGCACGGGGCAGTTCCTGGGCGACGACGCTGAAAATTTCCCTCTTGGCGCCGGAACGCTGCTGAAGAAGTACCTGAAGAACGTCGAGGATCGGGAAGGCGCGGTGCATACGGTCGGCCTTGATCGCCGCCGGTTTGGTCGTCCGTTCGATAAGTTGAAGAACACAAAGACGATCGGGTGGTGACATGAAAAAACTGCTGGTCGTCCTCGCACTGTTTTTTGTTTCTCCTGCGCTGGCGCAAACAGGAAGCGCCAAGTCCGTATCGACGCTGAACGCAGAAGTCAACTCGTTGTGGCCGGACAACACGAGCGGCATCATCACGCCGTTCAATGCCCGGCAGACGCTGCTAGATTTGATTGCCTCGTATTTCAATACGGCCGGGCTAACGGCTACAGGTACGGGCAACCCGGTTCTCGCCACTGCGCCGACGATCAGCGCCCCCACGTTGACGGGCACGACGACGGTGACGCAGATAAACGCTTCGCCGTGGCCCACCAATCTTTTGTTGTCGAGCGCGGCGCCGACGATAGGATCGTGCGGCGGCGGCACGCCTGCGATCACGGCGAACAACGGAACGGCGGCTTTCACCGTGACGGTCGGCAGTTCCGCGACATCGTGCGCCGTAGGGCTTCCTACAGCCACGACCGGCTGGAACTGCCATGCCGACGATGTGACGACGCAATCCACGACGGTGTTTTTGACTCGGCAGACAGCTACCAGCCAAAGTGGAGCCACGTTCAAAAACTACAACACCGCCGGGGCGAATGCGGCATGGGCAACGTCCGACGTGCTGTTGGTGACGTGTAGCGCGGTATGAAAAGTCCTCTACCAGGGATTCCCGTCGTCTGGAGTCCGCAAGGGGTCACGGACACGCTTGACTCTTCGACGTCCATTGCGGGCTCGATGCAGTCGCTGCAGAACCTAATCCCTGATCCGACAACGAAAAATTTATGGCAGTGCCGGCCGGCGGCGATCCTACTGACGGGCCTCGCGGCTGCAGCCAAGAGCGGGTTTTCATCCGGTTTCTCCAGCGGGTTCGGAGGCACCGGTAGTTTTTCGACAGCCAATAATATCACGGCCACGCTGGTCAGCGGAACTCGCGTTTACGGTATGTTCTCGAACGCTGCGACGGGGACCGACGAACCGTTCTGCTATGACGTTCCTACCAACACGTACATAACCATATCAGGCGTGACGGCCGCCAATACGCCGACGACGCCGCCGACTGTTGGCCCTTGGAACCCGCCGACGATGACGATCGTCGGGGCGTACATCATCGTTTCGCATCCTGGTTTTAATCAAGCCAATGGTTTTTTTGGCGTAATCAACGTAAACAACCCCTACGCGCTGACGTGGGAGAGCGCAAATACGCTGGTCAATCCGCTGGTGTTCCCGCCGCAGTGGGTGGAGAATTTCAATGGCCGCTGTTTCTTCTTCGTCAACCCTCCGCAAGGGCAGCCCGGCGCCTATATGTCGGACAGTTTGAATGCGCTGCAGATTACTAACGCGAACCAGATTTTGACTTTCGGAGACAATACGCCGCTGACTTGCGCTTCCGGCCTCGGGCTTAATAATCTGGTAACGGGCGGCGTGACGCAGGCCCTGCTGGTGTTTAAGGGCGTAAGCGGCATATATCAGGTCACAGGCGACTATGCGCTCGGCAATCTGGCCGTCAATTCACTCAACGTGGCGACGGGAACGTTTGCTCCGCTGTCGGTCACTTCGACCGAAGAAGGGCTGCTGTTCATGGCGCCTGACGGCATCCGCAGCATAAATACGAGCGCTGCCATCAGCGACCCCATCGGCAAGGACGGTCAGGGCGTTACGACGCCGTTCTTTTTTGCGCTCACCCCATCGCGCTCGTGCGCCAGTTACAACGGCGGCGTTTATCGTGTGCAAGTGCAAAACGGAATCATCCCCGGCTCTCCGCAACAGGAGTGGTGGTACGATTTCTCTCGCGATCTCTGGTCGGGCCCGCACACTACGAATGTGTCTTTGATCGTGGCCTATCAGAATACGTTCATCGTCACGATCCAAGGCGCCGGCGCTACGCTGTGGCAGAGCGATCAGCTCCAGTCCCTGACCAGCACGTTCGTAGAGAACGGGCAGCAGTTGTTTTGGACTTGGGCGTCATCCTTCCTGCCTGATACGGATCAGATGGCGGAAGTGCAGATTGTCGAGTCCACTATTCACATGCAGCTCGCGCCTGCGCAGACGGTGGCGGCGGAAGCGGTCAAGCAGGATGGAACGATCGTCGACATCGTGTCGGTATCGTCTTCCGGTTTTACGGTGCCTACGCTGTGGGGGCAGTTCGATTGGGGGCAGGCCGATTGGTACGGGTCGACCAGCGGGGCAGGCGGTAGTACGGCGCTCTATCCACGGCAGCTTGCGTGGCACTACCCGATCGTGTTTCGTCGTGGCTCGATACAGGCGACGGGCAATTCGGTTCCTGGGTTCAAGATAGGGCGCATGCACATGCGCTACGAAATCACCGGCTATCTGCAGGGTGTAGCATGATAAAGCGATCAGCGTTGGCTTTCACGTTTTTTGTCTGGTCGTGCCTTTCGGCGCTGGCAGTCGTTCCTTGCTCGCTGCCTTTCAACCTGCTGAACAACACGCTCGCCGACGCCACGCAAGTCATGGCGAACTACAACGCGCTTGTGGCGTGCTTGGGAAATGCCGCTGCCGCAGGGGCTAATAACGACATTACGTCGCTGCTGGCGCTGACCACGCCGCTCGCGCCTGCGCAGGGCGGATCGTACGTCTATGCAGGAGGCACGTCGGGAGGCACCGCCAACGCGCAGACGGCTGCAACCACGATCCCTAGCGGCTTCACGCTGACTTCCGGCAAGTCAGTCATCTTCATTGCCGGCAGCACCAACACTACAGCTATGACGCTGGAGGTTGCCGGACTCACGGTGGCGTCTACGACCACGCCTTCCTGTTCGTCAGGCACCTGCCCACCGATGTTTTTCCGACAGACTCCAGCTGGTCCTGCGCCTATGAT